ACCAGATCCATCGGATCGAGCCGGCAGTATTCCCACGACAGCCGGAACTTATAGGTGTTGCGGATATAGACGGCGCGCTGCAGCATCAGCTGCGCCGAGATCGAGGCGACATCCTCGTCGCAGATTTCATGCGCAGTCACCGTCGAGGCGATGCGCATGCCGTAGAGCTCGATCGCGTTCTGATCGCGCGCCTCGATCGGCGTCAGATTATAGGCGTTGTCCCGCAACGCCGCTTCGAGGCGCCAGACGTTGGAGGCCTCGTAGGGATCGGTGCGCGACACCTGCACCGGGTCCTGGCCGTCCTCGACGATATAGTCGTCGTCGTCGAGATCGTAGATCGGCGTGACGTCGGGCTGGTAGCTCGCCGCGACCGATGTCGAAAACGTGATGTTCACTTCCGACTGCGCATCGCCGAGATTGAACAGATAAGTGCCGGGCGGTCCCATGCCGTAGGTGCCTGTCGCGGTCGGCGCGTTCGCCCCGATATAGGTCGGCGCCGTTCCGGTCACCGCATAAGTCACGCCGCCGTCGGAGACGAAACGTCCCGGCGTAGTGACGATGACGGCAAGGGTCGTGCCACCGGCGCCGTCATTGTATTGCGCTTGCAGCTGCGCAACGAGACTGGCATAAGCCGGGCCCGCTGCCTGGGCCGCGGCAATCAACGAAACGAGCGTCGCGCTCGCGACCAGCGGCGGGATCAGATAAGCGTTCGTCGCTGGCGTAACCGTGCCGGCCGACGTGGCGCTGTCGCCGTAAGGAATGAACTTGAGCTGCCCCGCCGAGTAGACCGCCGCGCAGTTCAGCAGATTAAGCCAGCGCTCGAGGATCGATGACGCGGTCTCCTGATCGGTCAGGCACGGCGAGAAACAGAGCCCGACCGCCGCGCAATAGGTCTGCAAGCTCGCATCACCGCCCGCACCAAACAACGTCGTGAGATCGACATTGATCGGAGTGCCCGTGGGCGATACCGTGCCATACTGCTGATTGGTCAGAAAGTCGTTGATGGCCAGAGCAGGATCGGCATCCACTCCATTGACGCCAGTGCCCCAGAAGAATCCGAGCACCTCCATATTGTGGTTGTCGATCGTCGCGGCGTCAGTGAGATCGTACTGTTCGGCGAACACATAGGCGGTGCCCTGATACGCCAGCGCCTGGGTCGGGTATGTCGCGGCGAGATAGTTCCAGATGCCTTGCGGCGTTCCGCCAAGTGCCAGCGACAGACCGAGATCTGACAGGGTGTATTCCGACTGGCCGCGCCAGATGCGATCGATGCCGGCGATCGGGCCCTCGCACAAGGCCATGATGATGTCGGCGTAGTAGTCATAGCCGGTCGGACTCGACGAGCCGCCGCCGCCGCCGAAGATGCCGCCCTTGCCGCCGCCGCCGCCGCCGCCTCCGGTCGGCACCGCCGTAAAGCCGTCGTACCAGATGACGTTCGGGGCGAGACGAGAGACGCCCCACACGATCGGAATCGGCAGCGCGTTGACCGCGGTCTGGATTTGCAGGCCGGTATAGTCCGGTGTGACGGCGGGTTGCGGCGCGCCGCCGTTGCCTCGCAGGATGTTCGCCATCGATCAGCCTCGCCGCGCCCAGAAGCTGAAGAACCGCGGCGCGCGGCGTTCCTTGGCAAGCTTGGCGATGCGCGCGATCTCATCCTCGTACACGCCACGCGCGTTGCCATAGGCGTGCACCATGGTCAGCGGCTGCGCCTTGGTGACGATGCCGCCGTGCGCGTAGCAGCGGGCGAATTTAAGCACGGCGACGTCGCCCGGCTGCGGCTCAGTCACCTCGGCGCAACGCTCCATCACGAAGCCGAGATATTTTTCCTCGTCGTGATGAAGATGCCAGTCGGCCGGATAGGGCCGCGGATCGAATGCGGCGCAGAGGCCGGCGTCAACAAACACCCGCACAATGAGCATGCCGCAATCGACGCCGCCATCCTTGCCCTTGACGTCCGCGCACGCGTGATATGGCGTGCCGATCCACGATCGCGCTTCGGCGACGACGGCCACACGTTGCTCGGCTTCGCTTACCGACATTTCGCGCTGATCTTTGCGTGATCGACGATAAAGCGCGCCGCCACTTCAACGTCGATCAGGAGAACGCCGCAAGCTTGCGAAAATACGAGCGCATGCAGATAGAGGCGCCACCACCACGGCAATTTGACGTTGATGATGACGCAGGTGATGCCCGGCATTTTCAGATAGCCATTTGTGGTGGTGGTACATACGGAAAGCCGCGAAAATTCACCAGATTGCTGAACTTCGTGTTGCAGGTCCCCGGCGTATGATCGCAGCCGAACGCGACGGTGAATGTGTCTCCGGCGGACGGCGCGGCTTCCAGCGGATAGATCAGCGTCAGCGACGTGCCGCCGATCGCCGATCCGATCGTCGTCGAAACGCCGTCGTTGACGCCAGACGTGAAGGTGATGGTGCCCTGCTGATAGTTGGTCGAGGCACCCGACCAGTTGATGACCGAGAACGTCGAGCCGACGCCGACCGTTCCGGTGGTCGAGAACGCGCTCTCTTTGAGCGTGCAGCCGGAATCGTACAGCGTATGCAGACACGTCGGCTGATACAGGTTCCGCGGCATGTCGATTTCGAGCAGGATCAGGTCGGAGTTGACCGTGATCTTTGCCGTGGTGCGGCCGAGCTCGTCGATCTTGCCGAAGCGTCCCTTGAACAGAATGACGGCGCCGACGAAGGTCTGACCGATATAGTCCGACCAGAACGTCCGGTAGCGCGTCACCTCGCAGCCGTCGAAGGCGCCGTCTCGCAAAGCCTGCAGCACCGGCGCGCCCGACGCGATGGTGTCGGTTGACAGCGCCGACAGCGTGATCTGCTGCGTATCGACCTCAAGTCCGACGCTGCACTTGTATTTGAGGCCGTCGACCAGGATCATGTTGGCGAACGCCGTGAAGGCGTTGCCGCTATAATCGGTGAAGTTGAAGCCGACGTCGGAATTCGTGACACATAGCGACTGCCCATTGGCGAACGCGAACACAAAGGCATCGGCAAATAATATCTCGCCGTCATTCGATCCGATGACGGCATTGAGATAGTTGATCAGCGCGGTGGTTGCCGGCTTCATGGCGCAAACTGCGATACGGCTTGAAGTTGCGTGCTCGTCGCAACGAGCCCGGTCCACTCGGCGTCAAGCTCGATGTCGGAGAACCATTCGTTGCCGGCATTGACGCCGCCGCCGAGCCGCTCGCTCGTCATGCCGCTCGGCATCGTTCCCGACCCGACCGACACCACGGCACCGCCACTCAACGACGCCGCGAAATTCCCCGCCGTCGCCGCGAACGCGAGGCCGAACGCGGTATTGACCGCGACCGCGCCCATATCGAGATCGGCTTGCGTGGTGCTTCCCGACACCACGATGACGTGCAGATGGCCGTCGCTCTTATAGGCGACGTGGATATTATTCGCCGTGGTGCCATCGCTGACGTACCAGGCGTCCTGTTCGGTGCCGACGCCGGGAGGCGTGAAGCCGGCGATCAGCTTTGTCAGCGACGTCGGCGACGTGCGGGTGCGCGTGAGACTGTCAGCGACGCGCGAAGCCGTTCCCGTGGTTGTCGGAATGTACGACGAAGCAAACGGCAGCGCCTCCGCCTGAGCGCCATAGAACTCTGCAGTATGCGTGTTGGCGAGCGGCGGATAGCCGTTGCCGGCGATCGTCTTGTTGGCGTCCGCACCGCCGAACATCAAGAATTCGGAGCCCGCACCGGCCGTGGTCGCCTGAGCCCTGTACCAGCCGCCTTGCACGGCCTCGATCTGCGCATGGGTCAGCGATAGCGATGCCGGCGCGGTATCGACCGCAATGCTTGTGCCGCCGACCGTGCCGCCGCCGGCGAGATCGAACGATGTGCAGACTCCGTCGGAAGAATCGTCTTGCGCGATCGTGAACGCCCACGCGCCGGTCCCCGCTTTCGCGAAGATCGATAACGTGGTGCCGGCCGCGAACTTGGTCGAGCCGCTGGTGTCGCCCTGATAGTAGCCGGCCAGCGCGCCGCTTCCTGCCATGATGGTCCAGCCGCTGTTGTTGACGCCATCGGGGCCGGTCACATTCTGCGACTGGCTCTGCGAACCGACCAGCGCACTCCAGCTCGTGCCGAAGTTGTTGGACTGCAGCAGAAGATTCGTGCTCGCCCCTTCGAGCAGAATTCCCTTCGGCGCAAGCGTTGATGGATTATAATCGAACCGCAGCACGCCGGTCGAGGCGCTCGCGAGATCGCCCGATGCGTTCCAATAGGTCGCGACCGATGTCCGCGCGAACGCGTAGCCGGCACCCGTGAAGAACAGCGCCGACCCGGCATAGATCGTGCCGTTGAACAGATAATGATCGAGCCCGCCTTCCGTGGTGTAATCGGCGAAGATCGAAGGCGCCACGCCGCCGATCTCATACGGCACATACCAGGGCGGCGCCGCGGCCGTCGTGGTGTTGGCCTTGATCGAGCGGAATTTCATGCTATCGAGCTTCCACAAGCTCGACATGAATTCCTCGAAGTCCATCCGATCGTCGAGGAACCGGCACTGATAGGCGAACGTGAAATCCGCCGTGATGACGATGCCATTGCCGGGCGCATTGTAGAACGCCAGCGTGTTCGGCGCGATCAGCTCATAGGTCGCGCTCGATTGCGGCACGCCGTTGAAATAGACGTTGGTGAGCGCGGTGACCCAGGACACCGGCTCGGTGAAACCGCCGAGGTTTCGCTGCAGCAGCCAGACTTGCGTCGACCCGTTGCCGGTTCCAACCGCGCCGCTCGATACGGAATTGTCGTCAGGATCAGGATAAAGGAACGTCGCGAACTGCCCCTGCAGCTGCAGGAAGAAGCCCATCAGGCTTTGCAGGCTTTGCGCGCCGATACCGTTATAGATGGATGACGATGAGTTGGTCAGGCCGTTATAGGTAGCCTCGAATTCGTAGAGCGGGACCTGCTGTAGCGGCACGCGAACTTCGCGGCCAGATACGTGCCCGGCAACGCGGGTATTGAACTTCGGCGACTTGTGCCGCGACCAGCCGAGCCCCGGCAGAATCGGCAGTGATGGAGGTGTGGTCATTCATCATCAGCCACTATGCCGTGCGAT